CATCACCATAAGCGGAACATGGGGTTCCGTCCAAACCACAACCTAATGCTTGCATCATTGATCGATAGATGAGTGTTTCAAGCTCAAAGGTAAAACCATTCCCCATCGAAGAGAACTTCTCTAGGTATACAGTCTTGCCATCGATCTCAGTGTGCGTAGCACGCAGGGAGTTCAGCAAACGCCACCAACTAGCGGGCAAAAGGAGCTTAACCAGCTCTCTCGCCACAGTGTCAGAAGCGTTGCTCAGGTCAATCGTAGCGATACGCAGCTGACCGGCTGAGCCCTGTTGAGCCCATACACGGTGTTGCTGCTGCATCATTTCTAGATCTACCTGGTAGGCTTTGTTATAGAGTCGCCTAATCTCTTTGCCTATGTTTAGCTGAAGTGCTATGTTAGCCGAGGCCTCCACGCAACATCCGCGATCTTTCTGACTGTCTTTAGGTACGGTGAAGAACCGATTCCCTCTGACGATCTTTGCCGGTCCATTCTCAGCCCAGGGCGTGAGGACAAACCAGCTTAGGTCAGTCGATTTATAGGCGGTTAGTGTAGATGACATCTTGTCAGGTATTGTGGTAAGTTTACCTGAATCTGACAGAGTGGACCCCTTTGAAAAATGGGGCGTCAGGTTTAAAGTCGGCCGATTACCCAACACTCTCTTTACTTCTCGCCGCCAACGATTGATGAAGTCGTCAACGGCTAGGTCAGCGGCCTCAAAAGGACCGCGTTCCACGAAGCGAGAGAGACGTCGGTTTGTCGCCGCACACTGAGCCTCCGCGGCCCAGAATGTAGCAACAGCAGCTTCCTTCCTACTTACAGTATCGCCGGGGAGCAAAAGCTTCCTTACGATCTCCACAGCATATGCATCGTGCCGGTAGGCCGTTGCACAACTGTAGTGTGTAGGATTGACACGGAGCTTTTGAATCTCCGCCCACCTGTCCTCCATCGCCAGGGATATTAACTCCTGAGACTTTGGACAGTCCAGACCTTTCCAAAATTTGATTAGGAACTTGCGAACTTGGTTCGGCATTGCTGACATGATGAGTCTCCATAAACTTATGTCGCCGGATAGGCGTCACGGAAAACGGCCTTCATGAGGTCGTCTACCATCAGACCGGAAAAGAACGCGATAAAATCGTCCTTCTTAGCCTCTGGGAAGTTGTTGGGAATACTCACGGTCAGGTTTGCCTCCATGGCTGAGTTGACATTCGTCAGACCAGTCACGGTGTCGGTGTAAGACGACGGGACACGAAACTTGAAACGGGCTTGGCGAGAGCTGTTGCCCGTAGTACGTGTCATCACGGTGACTTGAGGAAACACGCTAGCGATAGCGCCCTCTTTGAGTGCCCAAGCCGCCGGGGAATCGTTCCCGGAGGCAGGGTTCATCAACGTGAAAGTCTTATCGACGTTCGCCGCATTCTTGATCACCAGGTTTTTTGCCAAAGGCATATGAGCCTACTTTCTTTTTAAGATCGGAGTTTATTGATAACCGGAGACAACAGCTGAGATATCCTCGAGAATTTCTGAG